CAGCAAGCATTACATTCCAGTCAAGACCAGCCTGTCGAGCAGCCTCTGATGCAGAGCCAGCCTCTACTGCTGTACCACCACGTGTCCACGCACTTGTATTCATTCTAGCCATTAGTTATTCTCCTTGTTATCTCGGTATATATATTGTTTGCTTACCACGATGCTTGATACCTAAATGACCAGTCTTCTGGTACATTGGTTAAGATTTCATCTAACATTGTAGCAGTTTCTTCTATGTGTCCCCAATACCAGTCATCAATATCGTATGAACCAAAGAAGAATCCTGTTGTGGGAGGTAGGAGTTCTTCTGCTTTCTCTGGACTTTTGTCTACTAGTAATTGTTTGCAAATACCTAGTAAGTCTGCAATCTGTTCACGTGTAAAATAAATTGGAGTGCAGTCATCTGCTTCTCCGTGTTGAGTAAACCATCCGTGAATAGCATTAGCCTTGCGCCAGTATGCTACTTCTAGTTCAACAATAGCGTGGTCTTTTGCAAACGTGTCTGCATTTAATGCTTTAATAATAGAATTAAATCTATCTTGTTCGTTGCGATACTCAGCATTAGATACAAATTTTTCTGCATATAAATACATATCTAATCCCATAATTACTCAGCCTTTCCAAAGATTCCTTCTACTACTTTAGGATGTAGGTTTCTACGCATTGCACTGAATGCTTCTTGTGGCCAGCCAGCATTGAAGACGCGATTCAAAAGACTCTTCATTGCATACCAAGGTCTTGCATTATCTAATACAAGATAGGCTTCTTCTTTATTACCAATCTCATAATAGATACTTGCTAGCAAAACGGCAGGTGCACTTATATAAACGCTATCTGTTGGTGCCTTATCTAGCAAAACGTTAAGTGCTTTTATGGTTTGCTCTGCATTATCTACACTGAGCAAGCCCATTGCATAGTCACGCACCTGTATATCTGTTAGATAATATAGGACGTTGATAATTGTTTCATCGTTTTGCTTGTCTGCTTCTGATAATAGAAACTGGTCAACCAGTTCTGCACCAGTGCGTTGAACTGATTGCTTCATATTCATTTCTAGTGTACCCAACTCTGTTAGTTGAGCCTCTATTGTTTTTGTTGTCATTTGTTTTCTCTCTCTGTTAGTTTGGTATCTATCCATCTTGTTACTTGTAGTCCTGGGTATAACTTGCAAGCATCAATTAGCATTGCAAGTGCTGTGTCATCATCACTTGCTTCTACTTCTATCTCGCATTGTATTGTGTAATATGTTTTCATTTAGTACCAACCGTGCTTTCTCCAATGTGCCCAGGCGATTGATGGCTTGCCGTATCTATGTTCTATATACGACAGCCCCTTCTCAATTTGGAGAGGGGCTGGAGTACCAGGTACTGTCTTAAGAACTTGGGCTATGCCATAAGCAGTGGAGTTAGGATTGTCTGCTGTGTGAGACCAACCTGATTCCTTGCCCCATAGTTTCTTTAAGGCTGACCATTCACTACGCCCCCACGTTGGGTATTCCATCATCATAAATCCACGGGCATAAGTCTTGGACATATATGTTGTCCAATAGATTGGCGTCTTTTTAATTTGTATACAAACAGGACTTTCTTCTAACTGTTGATGTACTTGTTTGATATATCCTTTAAGTGGTATGCCAATCATACTTGCAAACGATAGCAAGAATGTCATTATTATTGCCTGTGTTTTGCGTAGTTGCTGATTCATATCTGTCCTTAGTCTTCATACATTTGGTCGTGTAATGTATCAGGGTCATACGGTTCACACTCACACGTGTGTATGAAGTTACCACAATGCTCGCACTCATCTTTAAGTGCAGCATCGTCACCGTCTAACCATTGTGGTTCACTCATTGGTAACTGTCCTCTCATCTGTTAGCACCTTACCTCTGCGAGTGCTAATGCCACGATTGGTTAAGTAAGCATCATACAATTCTTGATACTCTTTATAGTATTTCTTAGCAAGAAATCTTTTAGCATACTGCGCTGCTTCATTGCGTATCTTTAAGGTTTCATTCGTTGTCATAATCTTCCTCCTCATTTAGCCAAGGCCATAGTCTGTGTTGCTCGACGATAGCCCACGCGGGGGCAGAAGTCGAGCCTTTATAACTAACACCTTTAGGCATATCAATCATACGGTTGGTGCTTTTTTCCCAGTATGCATTGAGTGCATCAACGCATACTTGCGCCATAAATCTTGGGATTGGTGGGTAAAAGTTGCTTACTAAATGTATTTCTATTTGTTCTTTTAATGGTATATCTAACTCTGATATAGCAACTGCTGTTGTATGTCCCATAATTATCTCTCCATTCCTGCATCTTCAGGGTCGCCAAACATAGGTATCCGTGGTTCAAGTTGTTCAATGGTTACTTCTCTAGATGACTTGATAATTTCAGCAAAGTCATCACCGTATTCATCAGCCAAACGTTTTAGTGCTGCTTGTTCTACGGTTTCTTCATTAGTTTCTTCGTCCATTATAACTGTAGTTACTAGTACGAAATGGTTGTGCATAAATAGTACGTCGTAGTTAGTCACGTCTCCTCCTTTAGAATGGAATCTCTGCGTGTCTACGCTCACACTCTTTGCGCCACGCTCTTAGTCTGCTCTTCAGATATCTGTTCTGTTTTAATAGGCTATAGTTGGCGATGAACAGCAGCACTGTCATACCTCCAACTATAACTACACATATCATCATAAATATTGCTTCGCTTGTAGATAGGTACATAATATAATCTCCTTGTAATATTATAATTGACGGACTCGCATATGTCTCAACGTATACGGATACCCCTACTGACAAAAAAAGGGGAGATGAGTGACTATTGCTAGCCACCCACCTCCCTGTACTTTATGCGTGAACTTCTACAGCGTGTACTTCCAACTGTAGTTGTGGTGGTCGCTGGTCTTTCTGAGCGATTCCTGGACGGCGGTCAAAGCGTGTGACCATTCGTCCAGTTAGTGTGATTGGCAAGGTAACCTCTGTACCTGCACGTGTTGCTCCGATGATGTCTCCAACTGTTGAGTCGTCAAGGGCTACGATATTCATACCGACAACATAGACTGTGCGGTCAATTGTGTTGTCTGATGTACGGCTTAACTGTGAGCATTGTTCCGCGGTCATTGGTGTATGTCTTGATGTTCTTGATTGTACCTGTTACTGTGATTTCGTTCTTCATTACCTTCTCCTTGTTAGTTAGTTGATTACGTGCTTGGGCTGATAGCCCCCTGTCAGAAGGACAGGGGGTCTATCTGCCTTCTTTATCTTACGTTTGTTTCTAGTGGCTTGTCGCAGGATTGGCAGTCGTTGTACATTTTGAGGGTTAGCATATGGCACCATTGGCACTCAACCTCACGTGCACGCTGGCGCATATCGTCTAACTCCCATAGTTCGTCGTGAACTCCACCATCTTGCAGGAATACGATTGGGATTCTGTATTCTTCACGCACTGTGTGTTCAATGACGTTGCCGTCATCATCTAGTGTGGTCTTTAACACGGTGGTACTGGATACCCAATCGTGTCCACTTGGTTCTTCTGCGTATAGCCATTGTGACTTGTACATAAGGTTCCCTTCAGACGCCGCCTCATATGCACGGTCTGTGAGGCGGGCGTCTGCTAGTTCTACGCATTCAACACATAGGGTTTCTTGCGCTATACATTCAGGGCAGACGTTGGTTACTGTGAGTGAGTCGCCTTCTGTGTACTCTATTTCGTTCATTTCATTCTCTCTTTCTTGTAGTGTGGTTGGTGTTAACCACGAGTATTTCAAGGGAATATCAATCGGGTTGAGGGAACGGACGTCTTTCCCCGTTTTTGGGAAAGGCGTTCTTAGTCAGCCGCGCTTTGATTTCATAGTCTTTCCATATGAAATCAGGCTGACGGGTTACCTCATTGTTTCCATAGAAGTCCCCACTCTAGACTCACGGCAATTGCCTTGGCAATGGTCGCAGATTGTAACAATTTGATAACAATCGGCTTTATGATTGTTACTCAAATCGTTATAATCAAGCGTCAGACAGTCTTAGAAGCCAATGGTTTGGCTTCTTGTCTGACTTGCCAAGGATGGAAACCCCGATAGGATTCCCCTTGCGCGGAACGCGCAACGGCCCAGAGAGTTCCGTGATTAGACAAGGGCGTACAGCAAGCAAGCGTGGCTTCAAGACACGCTAGCGACGGCTGGCGCACCGCATCTGTGAGGGTGTGCCATCGGCAGACTGA